ATGACCACGATTGATCCGCCCTCATGGTATCAGTATTTATTTTATAACCCGCCTCTCAATACACCAAGAGATTGCGGTAAAGTGGAGCAGCATGATTACCAGCTTTATCTGGCGATAAATGATATTGAGCATACGAAAACGAAGGCAATGTCATCTAAGACCAATAGTATCTGCGAGCAGTTCCATAAAACGATACTGAACGAGTTTTATCAGGTGACGTTCCGCAAAAAGTTATATGATGATCTTGAAGCATTACAATCGGTTCTTGATGAATGGCTGGTTCACTATAATAATGAGCGAACCCATCAGGGAAAAATGTGCAGTGGCCGAACACCGATGGAAACGTTACTTGATGGAAAGCACATCTGGGATGAGAAAAACTCAAGCCAGATGTAATCTGACAGATACCTTTATAAATAGCTGGTAATTGTCAGATCAGGTCTGATCTAATACAACTTAACTGTGTTATGAGCAATACTGAGGATGGATATGGAACCAGAGAAATTTGCTGAAACTGCAATAGGATTTACCAAAAGCCCTCTTGGTATCATTGCACTCTTTATTGTTCTCGTTTATGGATTTGCCTCTTTCGTCGTTGGCTTTGGTAATGGCTTATCAGAGCATATAGCTCCCCTTATTTATTTCATGGTTTTCTTTCCTGTCATTGTGTTTCTTGGCTTTCTCTGGCTTGTTGCGAAACATCATAATAAGCTTTACGGGCCGTCAGATTTCAAAGATGAAAATAATTTTTTAAGAGCGCAAATAGCTACAGCAGCATCATTGACCGCCGCCACAGCAAAACAGCCTGAAAATAGTGCAGGGGTCACTGAAAGCCAACTGCGAAAAATCGTCAACGTTGTATCCAATGCAAAACGGCAGAGTAAGCATGAAAAATGGCGAAATCGTATTTTATGGGTGGATGATCGACCAGAAAATAATGTTTACGAAAGACAGGCATTTGAGGCACAGGGAATAGAGTTCGCTTTAGCTCTTTCAACTGACGAAGCCTTGGAATTGTTAAAAACAAATAAGTTTGCAGCTATTATTTCGGATATGGATCGCAAAGAAGGGGCGCAAGAAGGTTATGTCTTACTAGAAAGATTACGCGCAATGGGAGACAAAACTCCTTTTATGATCTATGCGTCCTCAGATCTACCAGAGCACAAGAGAATGGCGAGAGAAAGAGGTGCAATTGGCTCCACTAATCGAGCAGAAGAACTCTTTCAAATTGTCATGGGTGCGATTACCAATGGCTCATAACAAAGCCATTAAATTCGCCCCCTACGGCTACGGTTGCCGGACGCTCACAACGGCCAGTATCTCATTTGTCGATTTGATCGATCTCATCATACCCTTGTAAGCACTTCCGGCTAGACTGTTTTGGAATACCGCCATTTTGTTGGTAATGGCTTTTATCTTTAGGCCATAGCCGATGTTATAGAGTTACGGCCTTAGAAATAGAAGTCATACACTCAATGAAAAACCAATAAAAAATGCCAGTCAGAAAACTGACTGGCATTAAAGTTAGTTGAAAAAGCTTAATTACTATTTATAGCCAGTCCTACTCCCACTCAATTATTTACAGATGTCGTAACCAATTGACTGAAAACAAGTTTATTAAACGATAAATTCTGCATACCGTTTTATATACCGTCACCGGGAAACAGTACCATGAAAAATACCATGCTACCTGGTCAGTTCATCGTACTGCCTTTCGCAGACCCTTCCGGCTTCGGCTGCCCGGTCAGCGTATTCTGCCAGTTGTCGGTTTCGTTCGAGAGATTTTTCGAACACGTCGGTAAGCAAAATTCCGGTGTCTGCGGCTGACGACCCAGCGCCGACAGTGGCGTTATACTGCCTGAGCTGCTCACGGATGGCAACGAGCTGCTGCTGCAGCCGGCCAGCGCGAGCGGCAGCATCAAGAGCATCATTGCGCGCCTGGTCGATCCTCTGCTGCGCTTCACGTTCATTGGTTGCTTTCTCCTGTTCGTCATGTTGACGGGCTTTATCATCTTCCGCTTTGCGGTCTGCCTTCGCCTGCGCATACCCGGCGTCGTACTGTCTGTCACCGTGAATATTCCAGGCTACAACGCCGCCGGCCACCAGAGCAGCAAGCATCGACACGATAAGCAACTGTTTCCAGTATGCTTTCACGAATGCCTTGATCATGATGCCAGCACCTTCTTGGCCGACAGATAACGCACACGGCGATCGTCGATGCCATTTTGCCCGCCATTGATGATCTGCGTGACGCGCATCAGGTCGTCGGTGTACTTCAGGCATCCATATTTCACGAAGTACCACGCCGCGCTCCGCGCTGCATGCTCGTCCTGCGCCAGCAGCTCCGGCTGCTTAACCAGATCCACCTTCAGGGCAGCCCCGCAATCGCGGTAGTTGTTCAGTCCGGTGGTCTGGATGAGACCGCGCCCGCGGTAAAACCAGCCGTCTGTCGGCCCGTTATTCCCCATGCGTTTGCTGTACACCAGATTGGCTATGGCTCGCTGCCTCTCCAGTGGCAACGATGGTTCACCCTGCCGGCGCCCGAGGGAATTAGCCTGGCCCTGCGTCAGTCGCCCGGCACGGACGAAACCAGCCAGCCCCGCCACGCTGTAATTGAAGCTCTCAACGAGCTGGGTAAAGCCAGTGCTTTCATGCCCGGCCTGGGCAATAAACATCGCCTGATCCAACGGCTTGATAATGCCAAACTCTTTCATGGCCGCCACAATGTGCGGATGCCAGCGTGTGGCCAGCGCCAGGCTAACGCCGGCAGCTTTCTGAAACTCGTTAATGTCCATGTTGCGACCTCGATATCTTGAAGATTTGCACGACGTTGCCGCGCGTCTTCAGCACCGCGGCGAACATCACAGCATTGATAACGACCTCAGAAAGATCTGCGGTCATGGGGAAGTGGTACAGGTATGAGTACGCGGTGCGCAGCGGGATACTGGCAGCAGCCACGATGAGGAAATAGGCGATCCACCCGCCCCATCGGCGGTGGCGCGATCCGTTGCGCTGGAAGAACATCACCCTCAGCGCTATCCCGCCGCAGATGAGGGCATTAGCGATAAGCAGCAGATCATGGCCTGTCATCGTCTTTTCCTCCCGGGATTAAATCGCGCGGATTGTCAGAGCGGTGATACAGCCATATCCCGACCCGCACCGCGACAATTGCCGCAACGAACGCGCCAGCAGAATAGACAGTCCCCCGCTCGAAAGAGTCCTGTGTGATCTTAGGTATCATGCTGGCAAAGCCGATAAGGATTGATGCTGTGGGTTTGTAGAAGAGAAGACCGCAGAGAAAGCTGAGTAGCGCCAGGAGAACGCGGCGCTTGACCGGATACTCAACTGCAGAGGTAACAAAAATTACCGCCCCGGCCAGCGATCCAAGTGCCACTTCTGGCGGTACGCCGGCGATAACTGCCGCCAGCGCACCGTAGCTAAGCCCCTGATTTATTGTGTCAGCGGTTAGCGATGCAGACATGATGACCACCGTTTACTATGCATGATGAACCTCCTTAGTTTGGTAAGCTCATCATACACAATAAACCGTATATGAATAAAAGGTAATAGCTATTTTAATCTCAACAACTCTTAGTCATACGAGCACTGCTCCTGAGAACTCATCTAACATCATAATTGCAGTTTCAGCTTGCGAAAGAGCTGATCCATCTCCTTCAAGAGATACATTGTAAAAACCGTAAAATTGCAAGTTATCGATGCTTATGCCAGCAAATAGAGAGGCAACCGCGCCAAAAGAAGTAATATTTACACTATCTACTTTAAAAAATAAATCAACAGCTCTTCGCTGAATTCCAAGATTACATCCTGATTCAGTAACTTGGCTTAAATCTAATTCTTTATTCTGCTTAAACATATACTCCCCCTAGGCTGCTATGGCAATTTGTCTTAAAAGCGCAGCGGATGATGCTGTCGCATTATTAATAGTAGCTCGATTACCTGTTGTGCTAATGTTAAAGAAGTACCCGCCGTCTGCGCCATTATATAATTTTCGAGATAAATTACCTGACATGTTTGATATATTAAATGTATCAGTGGTTGACAGGCTATTATAAATACTTTGAGTAACCATTGGGTTTCCTGATCTTACTGGAATTCCAATTGATACTGGTGTTGGGCCCACATTACCTGTGAATAACAGTAAGTATGGAACTTTAATACCAGTCATATTCTGGAAAGAACAACCAGATATACGGAACCATTTAGCAAGATTAAGATTTGTAGCTGTAATGCTAGAAGCCGAATAGTCTCCGAGGAAAATAACGTTTGTTGCTGATATATCGTGATAAACGCTGTCGTTAGCCGTCATTGGCATAACTGAAGAATCAAATACCTTGAATGTTCCGCCATTTAATTTAATAACATTAGCAACTGTTGGTTGTGACGAACCGAATACGGCACTCAGGCTAGTAACATCTGTATCGGTGATCTCGTATGTCCCGCGGCTTTGTTGAATAAATCAGATTTCGGGTAAGTCTCCCCCGTAGCGGGTTGTGTTTTCAGGCAATACGCACGCTTTCAGGCATACCTGCTTTCGTCATTTTGTTCAGCGCTCGTACCAGGGCCATAGCCTCTGCAACCTGACCATCGTAGTCACGCAGCGTCAGTGAACCTCCGAACAGCTGTTTTACCCGGTACATCGCCGTTTCCGCTATCGAGCGACGGTTGTAATCTGTTGTCCATTTCCACCGCGCATTACTCCCGGTCATTCGCTGATTAGCCACTGCACGGTTACGGTCTGCATATTCACCGGGCCAGTAACCCGCACCTTTTCGGGGTGGGATAAGCGCGCTGATTTTCTTACGCCGCAGTTCATCGTGACAGAGCCGGGTGTCGTAAGCGCCGTCTGCCGATGCTGCCCTGATTTTTCTGTGAGTCTGCCGGATAAGACCCGGGAAGGCTTCTGAGTCCGTCACATTGTTCAGCGACAGGTCTGCACAGATGATTTCATGTGTGTTGCTGTCAACTGCCAGATGCAACTTTCGCCATATACGACGGCGTTCCTGGCCATGTTTTTTGACTTTCCATTCGCCTTCACCAAAGACCTTCAGCCCGGTGGAATCAATCACCAGATGCGCGATTTCACCCCGGGTGAACGTTTTGAAACTGACATTAACCGACTTTGCGCGCTTGCTGACACTGGTGTAATCCGGGCAGCGCAACGGAACATTCATCAGTGTAAAAATGGAATCAATAAAACCCTGTGCAGCCCGCAGGGTCAACCTGAACACGCGTTTAATGACCAGCACAGTCGTGATGGCAAGGTCAGAATAGCGCTGAGGTCTGCCTCGTGAAGAAGGCGCTGCCGACTCATACCAGGCCTGAATAGCTTCATCATCCAGCCAGAAAGTTATGGAGCCACGGTTGATGAGGGCTTTATTGTAGGTGGGCCAGTTGGTGATTTTGAACTTTTGCTTTGCCACGGAACGGTCTGCGTTGTCGGGAAGATGCGTGATCTGATCCTTCAACTCAGCAAAAGTTCGATTTATTCAACAAAGCCATGTCCCGCGAGTGTTGGCAACAACAGCAACTCCTTTTTTTCCGTAACGCAAATCGCGTACCTGGTTAAGTTTAACGCTAATATTTTGCTTATTACCAGTACCAGCAAATGACAGTCCGGCAAATGCTCCACGGTTAATGGTGATATGACAGGTCACGTCAACGGCCAACGGCGAAGAGGTGGTATCGTCCGTATAATAGGTATCCAGCCAGTTACCAAACCCAAACACCAGGGGTTGATCGCAGAAATAATCAAAATCATCAAGAGTGATAGATTCAGGATGTTTGAGATACTGCGGAAGATTTGAATAAATAAACCGGGTGTAGCGGTCTGTTGAGTAGCGCCGAAGGTGCTTCATCCCCTTGATAGTAATATCACGGAACAAGCGAGGAACAACTGGAGAACCATCGGGTAATGTTGTTGTTCCTCCAGGGTTGGTGCTGGAAAGATTAATCATACCACCGATGAAATAAGTAGGAATTGAATTATTGTCGTTATACGTGAACCCACCAGAAACCACGGCATTTTCAATATAAATATCCCCATCAACAAATCCTCCGATATCATCTCTGCTTTTTATCAGAGTAACCTCTTTTGGTGTATATGGCGCGTTTAAAGTTTCAAGTTTCCAGTGAGGTCGTATCATCTCAATACGTCCCATGGCGCACATACTTATTCCATTATTACCAATATCACAATCAATTATTTTTGTTGTACCCTGCATTGGGTTATGGAAATCGATTCTGTTTAGCTTGCAGAAGATAAAAGATGTATTAGAACAAACTTCACCAGCTGTTGTCCCCCAACCAAAACCCATAGAGTGCTGATTGATAAATTTACAATCAAGGCAATAGTTAAAGTTTAGGGTATACGACGAGACCAGGGAAGTGCTACCTTCGCCGTTAAATGAAACGTTTGGATGAACGTCGTAACCCCACTTAACTTCACAGTCAAAACAGTCATGCATTGAAAGAACATACTCGCTGCCAGTATCTGTGAGATTTCTGTCGCTGACATTTGGACCCCAAACTTCATAGCGGGAGCATCCATGCATCAACACACTAATTGCATGAGGACGATCTGTAAAATCCAGCATGGGCAGTTTGACGATTGTCGTATTTGGCTTAATCCTAAGCGCCCTTACAGATGAAACCGTGCCAGTGAAGCTATAATAAAGTGCATCCGACAGGAGTCCACGTGTAGAAATAAGAGAAATATGCTCGTATTTCTTAATAACTCCCCGTGAATAGTACGCAGGAATGCCTGAGTCGAAGATACACAGGCAATTATTTAGCGTTGTATCGTCTACAAGCCCGTCAATCTGGAGCGATTGGGCCAGCTTACTCTGAGATGATGACCCGTTTATTTTTGCCAGAAGTGCAGCACCCTCTGTCGTTGAAGAGTCGTAGGTGATGATTTCATTATCTGGGTCTTTTAAGACAATCTGACCTGTCCAGTTTTTGGCAAATTTGAACTTAGAATCTCCGAAATCTACATGGCCATAGAACACAAGATCCTGGGGCCCATCAATTAGGTAAACAGAACCTGGAGGAGATGTGTCCTTAACTGTATAGAAGCCTTTTTCTTTTGCTGACTCAATGATCGCATTAATCTGCGACACCATATTCGTGGAGCCCGTTCTATCCAGTTCAGGATACATATTCATATCGCACCAGGTAATTGCGCTCTGAACTGTTCCACCTTGTTCCAGGCCGACTAAACTGCTTCCAAGGCCTTCTTCATGAGAAGCTAACTTCAGAGCCAAGTCTGCTGTTTCAGTCATAGAGAAGATAGGAACTGGCTTACCTGAACTATCCCAGCCAAACAAAGAATTTCTTCTTGTTTCAGAGGATGGGACCATTTCAACATCACTTTCAGGAACCCTAATTGTTCTTCGGAAATTGCTATCAATTTTCTGATCAAGAATGGCATCACCAACTTTCCAGGCATTGGTGTTGTCAACGATCTGCCCATCAACATAATTCTTCGTGGCCGCATCCTGCGCCTGTGACGGGTCACGCAGGTTACGAATGCGGTTATTGAGTGCGTCGTAATAGTTCGCGATGAACGACGGCTTGCGCAGCGCCAGTCGGAGAAAGCTGAAGCATTGCTGGATAAGCATAGTCAGCTTGTCGAACGCATCCTCATGGACCTCTGCGAAGAACTTCCCCTGGTTACGGAGGTCAGTCTCCTGGGTAACTGGCAGGTCACGTGAGATAGAGATTTGCCATCCGTTGGCCAGCGGTGACATCAGCACTACATTCCCACCAGAATAAGTACCAGCCCCAGTAACTGAGTAATCGGTATCCAGAGTCAGCACCGTAATATTTTCGTTAAGGTCAGCGACCTGGACGGTGAGATCTGACTTCTTGAAGATGCGGAACGTGTACGGGAAAGATGTGGTAACGCCGTTCCCTGTGTAGTCGTTATGGTCGACTTCGGTTGAGACCGTCATATGAAATCTCCGGATATCGCAGCGCCCGGCGCGCCACACTGGAGATCATTCTATTACCCATCAAACCATATATGAATAAAACAGATCGAAACGAGCAAAAACATTACCATTAAGGTAAACAAAAGAGCTCTGGAAAACTTTGTTACCTTTTGATATATGTATATATATGGGTCTTCCCCGATCATGGTGGGAAGGCTCAGAACGCCATATTCAGCTTCCCATAGTGGAACATCACTCCCAGCTTAAAGCGCTCCCGGTTTCGGTATCCTCTCGCTTTTATCCTCAACAGCCTGATCTTGCTGTTCAGTGCCTCCGCATTTCCGTTTGAGACACTGTGCCGCATGGCATTCAGGATCCCGTACAACCTTTTTCCTATCGTTTTCGCGGCGTTTTTCATCATGGGTACGTCACTGTTGGCCGCCAGCGCCAGCCATCTCTGCCAGTCATTCCGCCTTTCCTCGCTCCATGGCCTGTTCCAGATATCCTTTGCCAGTTCTTTCAGCGCCCAGCACTGGCTCGTCAGCTTCATCTGTGCACGCAGCCATATCAGCTTTTCCTGCCTGGATTCGGTCATCCACTTATCGCTGTACTGCCACAGGAAGCGGGTTCCCTTTGCCTGACGACGACTTTCAACAGGGAGGTGTGGATGTTCATTCTGGCGGGTTTTATCCACCACCTCACCCAGTTGCTTCGCTACATGGAAGCGGTCGAAGGCGATTTTCTCAATCGCACTGGGTAAGTGGATACGTGCGGCTCTTATATAGCCTGCGTTCATGTCCATAGAGAGCGTTTTGATAGCCAGCAACTGCCCGTCAGTAAGCGTGCGAAGATAGCCGGCAAGACTCTCTGTGCCGCGATCATCCGTTAAGGCCAGCGCCCGGCCATCGCGATCGGAGATCACCGTTATGTAACGGTGTCCTTTTTTAAAGGCGACCTCATCCACATTCATATGACGGGCAGATAATGGCTTTTTTATCCGGGCAAGACCTCGCTTAACTGCCCGGGTCATAATGCCGTCAACCGCATTCCAGCTGAGCTTTAGCTGTTTCCTTACAGCATCAACGGTGCTGATTTTCAGCCATGAGAGCACGAACGATTCGAAGAGCAGCGTATACCGGCTGCCAGGCCCTGCCCACGGAACAGGCAACGTCTGGCAGCCATGCTCCGGACACATAATGCGGGGAACATCGGCTTCGACAATCGTGGTGAACTGGCAGGTATCAAGATGGCGCCACTGACGATGACGGCGATCGTGAACAGAACAGGATTTACCGCAGGTCGGACAGGCTAACCGGATGTTTTCAGCGATCCCAACAGTGACAGTAACAGAACCGGCATTTTCATCGAGGGAAAGGGACTTTACCTGCCACGGAGCGGACAGGTTGAGAATATGAGCGTAGAGGGACTTTTCGTCCATGGCGGTGACCTCTGGCGATTAAATACACCATTATCATGCCTTCAGCCACCACAACAAGGGAAGACCCATATATATACAGTATTTATGGGAGTATTCCTAATGCCAGAGCGGTACCAGTATCCTGTCGACGAAGGTTTTGCGGATCGTATTCACACCCCGGAAGGGGTCAGATCCCTGGTTGTAAAATCACAGCTGATGGAGTTGCTCAGGGAAATGGAGCGAGACGGCCACGATGTCAGCGGTGCGGCGGCGGAACTGGCGGCACTGGTTAACTATGTGACGAGCTCGCAGTTGTCAATGCGGGAGCTGCAAACACACCTGGATTTCTGCACAATGCAGCTCAGACAGCATCTGAGATAACGGCAACTTACCAGACCATGAAGATTTTATGGATAAAAACCGAACATAATTCTACAATCCCATCGCCACATTCAGTGGTCTACACATGGTAAGCGAAAATGAAAAAAGCATTAGCAGTGCTGTTTGTTCTGTTGTCTCTGGGTTCAGCTTCACAAGCTTTCGCTGGTAACTGCCAGCATGATAGTGATACTGCTGCTGACGGCTCACGTTGCGGCGGGCGTTCTGCTGATTCTCGCCCCGGCGGTCAGTGATAAATAAGGCCGCGAAAGCGGCCTTTGTGACATGTCACACTCTTTTCCTGAAGGATAGCCATTCGAAGAACGAAGACATTCCTCCGCAGGCGATAGCAAAGATTAGACCACCAAAGAAAAGTAGACCAGCCTGCCACCACTCCCAGCGCCATACGTCCATGGCTCCAACCATTCCCACGATAGATCCAACCAGTGGTATATAGCTGACGATGAATGCAATCGGTGCCGCTATTATCCAGTGCAAGCCCCACCACGATTCTAGTCCAGCCATGATTGCTGCAAGTTGGAAGAGCCCCACCACGATGTAAACGATAAAGCCAATAGCTTGCATGTAGTCACCTATTTATTCAGAAAAAATTAGAGGTTTACCTTGAATAAGGCTCGCCACAAGAATTATTCCCTGCATAACAAAAATAAACCAGCAGATAGCCTGCGATGGGGGGCTAAGAAAATATTTGTATCGGTCAGCGAATAACAACCCACAAGAAACTATCACAGACAAAACAATTGAAAACAAGCTCCCCTCCCCTTATTCCGGCGTTACGTCCTGCGGTCGCCACCAGTATGTTTGATTGAATTCTTTCTTCGAACGCTGCTCCATCTTGCGCAGATAGCCAGGCGAGAAGTATTCCTGCAGCTGATTAAATATCATATGGTCAAGAGCTGCTTTTGCATACCATAGGTTGGCACCGGGGATAAGCCCCTTGCCGAGTTTAACCAGATCACCACCTGTCTGCTCCGGCTTTCCTTCAACGGCATTAAGCGGGATACCCTGAGCCAGCTTAACCACGTCATCAACCAGTCCGGCCACAGGCCCCAGCATTGAAGCCAGCGCACCGCCGCCATAACGGGTATGGTCAGAAAGAAGAAAATCACCATACAGGCCAAGGCCACCACCTTTCAGTAGTGCACCGAGCCAGAATTTACCAGCATCTTTTCCGGTCATCTCCCGTGGGTTACGCCCGGATGCCAGGTCGTTAAGTTGCTGAGATAGCGCGCCCAGCATCGTGGTGCTGGCGAGGAATGCGGCGATATAGGCAGCCCGGCCACCAGCGGAAGGCATCCCCATTGCACGCGTCCAGTGCCGCAAAACAACAGATATCGGGAACGATTTAAACAGGAAAACCGAGCGGGTTAACTCACCTTTCCATGTGCCGCGCTGCAACCCGCCACCGGTAAGCAGCTGCTCACGCGCGCCAGGCGTAATGACTGCCATGTCGACTTCTTCAGATACTGCTGCCAACAGCCGGCGCATGGCCTCAAACCTGACTCGCTCCGGCAGTCCTAAGTGCATAACATCAGCATCAGGGATCCGCATAATACTTTCCGGCGTGAGCATCGTAGTGTTTCCGTTACCCCAGTCTTCCTGTTGCGCCAGTTTCCATACGCTGAAGTCCTGCTCAGTAATGCCCTTGCTCTTCAGTATGCGGAAATCGCTGTCATCAAGGCTTCTCAGATCCGGCGCCCGGCTGACCACTTCGCCAAGGCTGCCCATCATCGTCACGCCGTAGGCACGCTTGTGAGCATCGGTCCATGCTGTCAGGCCGCTGGCGCGCATTACCGCCGTTGCCGCCCAGCGGGAAACCGACGGTCCCATATTGTCCATCGCCCAGCGGTTAACGCTGCCGAGCAACGATTCCATAGCCAGCCCAGCGCGACGGGCGCGGGCAAGCTCCGTGCGGTTCGCCGGGTTCATGGCCTCAAGCTGGTTCATAAATAGTCGGTTCATCGGGATGTTCGCTACCTTCGCCGACATATACATCGTGCCCAGGTCAGAGAATGAAGCCAGCAGCGCGGAACCAAGTCGGCTCGCCACCATCCAGTTTCGGATGTTGTCCGACCATCGTGCGATGTGCGGATTAGCGATCGGCTGCGTCTTCCCGGCGATAAAGTTGTAAAGGTTCTCGGTACTGTTGGCCAGGCGCTTAATCCTGCCAGTGCGCTCAGGGTTGGCAGTGGCCTGTTCAGCCGTAACCTCGTCCAGGATAGAGCGGAAAACGTGATCGGGGTTCGGGCCGTATGTTTCAACCAGCGCGATATCTTTGCTTATACCTTCAAGGTGCCCGACCATTACTTCCCACAGAGAGCGATCGCCATATTCTCGCTGATACTCAAGGTAGGAGTCTGCGTCTTTGAAGTGGATCTGACGGGATGCATTACCGCGATTAGAGCGCGCGCCGGAAATGCGCATGCCAGTATCGCTTAATTTGTTCAGCCCGCCGGTGGCTATGGTGTTGTATGCCTCGCCCAGGAAGGTTTTCAACTCAGCATCGCTCATCAACTGTCCGTCATCTTTGATGTAGTACTTGCGATCCAGTTTGCCGATGACGTCGCTAACCCACTTATCCTGCGGAACCCTGCCGACTTTCTCCATTGAGTGGTGCTGAGGGATGCCCCAATTTTCCAGGTAGCCGATATCACCACCAGCGTCATTGAAGCGCTGGCGCAGCAGTTCAGTAACGCCAGCCCATGCTTTTGCGCCCTTCTTAGCCCTGACGTTGCCAGTGTCCTGCCCGCGCATCTCGTAAACCAGATCGCGCACGCTGGCCTCGTCCTCAAACAGGTGGAAGAATCTCGGGTCTACCGCTTCAAATGCTTCCTGAATCTGGCTTAGTGCATAGTCGCGTGTGGCTTTGCCGCGTGATTCTACCGACAGGAAATTTGATTTCCCGTCAGCGTGAAAGGCGATGGTCCGGTTAAGCGCCTCAAGCTTGCCGTCTTTCCCCTGGTAGGTCTTTATGAAGGCGTCGAGCCGCTGCCTGGCTGCGATGGTGAGTGCCACGCGGCGCTTCTTCAGCGCAGCTTCGTTAGTGAGTTCGTTCGCTGCTAACTGCCCGGCTCGGCGCAGCCGTTCGGCGTCAGTCATCGCCCGCCACGAAGCCGGATCATTGCGGGCCAGTTGCCGCATGTTCCGGTAAATACGGTCTTCAATATTCTTGATTTCCTGCTGCGTGAGTCGGCGGCTTGCGGCCTGCTGCACGGCGTTAATACATTCCTGACGCATAATTTATCCTCTTAAGAAACACGCAACAGCGACATCAAAAAGTCTGGAGTCCCGCACTGCCTGCTCATTTTCACGTGCAGCATCATCAAGCACCTCACGCGCGCTTCTGGACTGTGGATTGCCGTCATCATCAAGAACGGTGATCATCATATCTGGCGATAATGCCAGTGACTCTTCAGCAGCCATCACATCAATGTCCTGCTGATTCTCTGCCATTCTTGGCGATGGCGTGGTTTCTATGTCCCGGAGAGCCGCGTTAGGCTCCAGCGGTGCGACTTCATCGGCGGAGCGCACTTCTGCCGTGCGGAAAAATGAAAGAGCCTGAGCATCAAGCTCTGCCTCTGCTTGCTGCCTGCGGGCGATCTCTGCCCTTGCCTCGAAGAATTCGCCACCAGGCTCATGCGGAGCCAGTGCGTTACGAGAGAATTCCAGCCTCCCCTGTGCTTCACTGATCCGCTGATCGACATCTCTCAGCCTTGCCTGCTTATCGGCTCGGGCACGGGACAGCGCTTTGCCGCTTCCCGCGGGTTGCTCTGCCAGTATCTGGTTACGCTGCTCAGTGAGGTTAGTGATAATGCGTTCGCTGTTGGCTATTTCTGACTGGTAAACCTTGCGGTCGCCACGCGGAAGAATTTGCGCAGCCTGATCCTCAAGCGTCCGCATTTCAATAGCTCTGGATGTTGCACCCTCATCTGCCTGAGAAAGCATCTCATCCAGTGCCTGCGATATAATGCTGCGCCGTGCCGGTATGCTGGTGAATGCCGCCGGCTCAACAATGCTCGCCACATCAACCGATCGGCCTGCACTGACATCCTGCATCGCCTGCCGTAGTGCCTGGGCATGCGCATCGCGTGACAGCACATTAACCGGAATCCCTGGAGCGATATCAAACTCAGCATGATGAGCAGCATTGGCCGCCAGAGCTGCATCGACGTCGGCAGGCATAAAATCAGGCGGGCGAACATTTTCCCCACGCGAGTTTACGAACCGGCCTACACCGCCGAATGCCAGTCCGAGAACTGCATCGATCGCCATCGCCTGCTTATCGAAAACGTCATACTGCGAGGCCATATCCTCATAGCCATTATTGCGCAGAATGGAGGCGGTGCTGCCGCGCATAGCCATACCAAAGGCGACGTTCGTGCCTGCCGCATAAGCGATATCAGGCGCAGCTCGCACAACGGTACCAGCAGCATTCCCAAGCGCCGATCGTGATAACTGAGCGCCGACACCTTCAGCCAGTGCGCCACCAGCACGCAGGCCGATGCTCATCGGTATGACTGTACCGGCACCAGCTGTAAGGCCGTGTACCAGCGCCACTTCCTGGGCGGTGCTGTAATCTACGCCTTCGCCGCGCAGTCGCTCAAACTCGGAGAACCCCTGCAAGCTGGTCACAGCAGCAGCGGCGCCAGCAGGACCGGCTGCCAGCGTACTTACTACTGCCTGCGATCCCATATCGAAAAGACCATACAGCACCTGTCCGGCGGTGCCGGTAGTGGCGGCATCCGGCGTCAGGCGTTTAACCTGTGATGCAGCAAGCTCTCTCTGTCGGGCGATGTATTCAGGTGACGTGTCACGAAACGATGTATTGTCATTAACAAACTGAGCGATGGGTGATACAACGGCATCAACACCAGCCCACAAAAGCTGGTCAGGCTTTGCAACAAGGCCGGAATAAAGACCTGATGCGGCACCGCTGACTGATCCATCGAAAAACCCAACATCGTTTTTAGGGCTGCCTACTGGGTTTGATGCGGCCTGGTCCAGCTGCTGATTCTGGTTTACCGGGTTAAGTCCGAAGTAACTCATTGAGGGATATCTCCAGAGAAGCGCTGACGCTGCTGCGTGAGATCGATAACTACCGGTGTTCCGTCCTGTTTCAGAAGGTATCCGGTACCAAGTTTCACGAGATACTGGCTGTCGCCGTAGCTTTGCAGGCCGTACTGCCCAGGCGGAGCCTTAACGCCAGCACCGGTAACCTGCGTTTCCCATGCCTGATTAACCTCTTTATCGAACTGCTCAGAAGACATGCCCCACGGCAGCAGGACATTACCCATGCCGTTATAGTCATGCACGCCGCCAGTAGCGACGTTTATCGCCTGCTCCCAGACGTCAGAATCCAGCTCGCCAGAGAGATCGCCCTTCTGCGCCATTACTCCGGCGTAGTAGTCTTTCGCAACCTCATACGCCATAGATGCGCCCTGTGCGTCACCGGCAAATGCATCTTTAACGGTATTGCTGAACTCGAGCCGCATATCGTTTTCTTTCGGCATGGTAATGCCTTTGGCTTCTTTCGATCCTTTGCGTGCTGCGGCACCAGCCAGAATGGTTTGCGATGCGGTAGAGGGCGACACAGACACGTCAGGATTGAACCAGTTTTTCTCAGCAACCACGCCGCCAGGCTTGTCCATCAGGATACCGGCGACTGCGGCAGACGGCGCATTCGCGCTGATTTGCTGAAGTGCTGCCATGTACAGCTTACCGCCGCCGGTGCTTTGTCTGATCATATCAAGGTATGCAGACTGCTGTGAAACTGGAGCATCGCGGAAGAAAGTCCCGATCTGGCTGGCCTCATCTTTTGAAAAAAAAGTTAACGGCGTGCCGTATGATTTTGCCAGTTCGGCTGCCTGAGATGCACGCAGCGCAATGCTCTGGCCAAAGTTATTTTGGTTGGTCATGTCTATAGGCTTACTCTGGCCGGAAGACAGAGAAAACTGAATAGGATCGGCCTGACGCTGTTTGATCACCTGGTTAGCGGCGGCTGATACCTGGTCGAATAATTCAGCCCGTGATGCATAGCCCTCACCGGTCTGTTCCGGCGTCGGCTTCAACTGGTTGACGTATGCCGTGATGCTGCTGGTAGGCATGTTGCGGAATGAGCCAATGTACTGCCCGGCAATCTGCGTATTCCTGAATTCGGTGTAACGCTGGTTTCCCTCCCGCACTCCGTAGGCAGCCATAAAATCAGCTTCCCCTGGCGGGTTTGGGAACTCAACACCTCGCATGTAAGCCGCGGTGGCGTCGCGAACCTGGCTATCGATAGCCGTTCTGTATTCGGCCTGCTGCTGCCGGCGGATCTGGTCAGCCTGGCGCAGAAAAGTGGCCTGCGCTTCCGGCGTGGCGGCGTCGAATGCTGCATTGCCGGTGTAGCGTTTATTGCTGGTTGGCAACTGAGAGAGTCCCAGCGCGGCGCTGACGCCGGTTGATAGCTGGTCAGGACTGTATGGTTGCGTGCCATTTTCATGTTTAATGATGGCGGCACAGAGCGCCTGCAGCGTATCAGGGTTTGATGCATCAAGCGGCTGGTTTGCCGTTACGCCTAACTGCGCGCAAACCGCTTTGATGTATGCAGCCGTGTCGTTATTGTCAGACGGCGGAGCCCAGCGGTTAATGATCTCGCCAACGGTATCAATCCCCTGCCGCTGGTAGGATATGAGGTTGCGGCCCAGCGCGCGGATCCCATGCTCAGGGGTCTCGAATTTAGCAAACCGGCCATCACTACCAGTCTGCCCAATCCACGGGTTAGAAGAGCTCGCCTCTAAGTTCCCCGGGTTATTGTTGCGTACCCCGCGCGGGCCATCTGATGATGCTTCACCACCGCCGGCGACAGCCCGCCGTGAACCGGCCGCCGTATCGCTCAGCTCACCGTTGCTCTGAATGAAGCCGATCGCGTTATTTGCTGACCACTGAGAAAGCGCGCCATCTGCTACCTTCTCTTTGAATTCCACTTTTTTTGCTTGTATCTGCTCAGGGCTCCAGCCGTGTGCGGCGCCGAAGCTTTCTATTTGCTGAAACGCCTGCTGATTAGCCAGCACATAGTTGGCGTTATCGCCGTACATCGCCGAAGCGGTTTTGGCGCCGGTGGTCAGCGTTGCCTGGAACTGCCCCTCTTCATACGCATTGAGCTGCCCTATCTCATGCCGGCCAGCCTGAGACGTAAACTGAATGCGCTGCTGCTGAGCCTGCTGCAGGAATCCCTGACGGGCCGACTCCGGCAACTGCATCGCCAGCTCCTGAGCCTTTGCGTCAAAGAGCTGGGTGTATTCCTGCCCTTTGCCGAGGGCATTTTTACCCTGCAGGTTAAGCAGGCCATTCTGCGGGTTGGTCATCAGATCGCTTGCGGTCTGTGTCAGTTGCAGCGATGCATCCTGAGCCATAGCGACATCAGCGCGCTGTTTAGCCTGGCCGAATACGTCAAGCGCCTGGCTTCCTGCGCTCAGCAGCGCATCGCCGGTGTTTGGTTGATCGAATGCCTGAAACCCCTGAGTGGAAACGCCACGGCTTTCAACCTGACGCCCGGCGACTGTTGGTACAACTGGCATAACTCTCTCCTTATCGACCGGTAGGCGTGCCGATGGCAGCAGAAATTGGTGCGGCCTTACTCTGCGTGAACGGGTTCCAGGTTCCGCCGAATGACTGATAAGCGCCATAGGCTTTCAGTGGCGCAGTAAGCAGCGTTGTCGCCGCGCCGATAGTTCCTGAGCTTTTAGCCGCGCTTGCCTGCGCTTCATAGTTAGCCGCCTGCGTCTGATATCCGTATGCTTCTCGCTGAGCATTATTGACGGTAGTCAGAGCATCCAGTGCGCCAAACTGCGCCGTATCCCCGAAAATATCCAGCGCAGATCCTGAGCTCATATCAGCACCAGTTGCGCCCATTATTGCCGCCTGCGTGCCCTGCCGCTGCCGGGTCTCACGACGGCGCTGATCAGCCTCCGCGTTACCGCGATTTATGGCGTCATTAGCCTGGGCAGTTGCAACATCAGCATTCTGCTGAGCAACCGCGGCAGTATATTTACCCTGCTGATACTGGTTATATGCAGACAGGCCGCTGAGCGCTAAAGTCGCGCCGGCGGCAATAGTCGGATCACACATCAGTTTTTCTCCATGTAAAAGCGGTGGAACGGCAGGCCGAGCACACCATACGGCGCCGGGTCTTCCAGGGTAAAACCGAGCCAGTGCAGCCACGCCTTTGCGACGTGGTTACGGGCATCGACATAATTTTCGAGATACGGATAGACGGACAGCATTGCAGCAACCACCTTCCGGCAGCGGCGCAGAAATGTTCGCTGATAGCGCTCCAGATCATCCGTGCCGACAAGCCAGGGGATCCCGCTGCCGCCAATCATTGAAGCGGGCGCCACGCCAAAGACAGTGACAACGCGGCCGTTTATCAAGCCGGCACAACAGAAGGTTGATGTGCGAAGGCCACATTCCAGAACACGGGCAGCACTCCAGCCATTCGTGGCGGCAAACTCTTCGATGTCTGCCAGGCGCACGCGGGGGATAATTTCAGCGATGTGCTCTGCGGTGGCCGGGACTATCTGAGCGTTAATCATTAAAAGCCTCCCACGGTAATGCGAGGGATCACCGCCAGCACAGAAAGCGGCAGCGGGTCAGTCTGACGGATTTTTACCCGCCCATTTTTATCCCAGTTGCTGTCGAGTTTGACCTCTACTTTGCCTGTGGCGTCATCAACCGGATCGTCGTAAAACTCAAACTCGCGCTGAGGGTATTCGTACCACTGGCCGCCTGGAGTTGATGCCCAGATGCCTCGGCTGGCGTTGACCACCAGCGTCACGGAATTGATCAGCTGTTTCTTATCGAGCAGCGTCTCCTGCCCGTTAATATTGATGTCCAGGGTTTCAAACTGGGCGTTAATCGGCAGGCCGATGTGGACCACTGCGCCGGGTTTCTCCAGCGTAACGGCGCCGCCGGTGACGACTTTCTGCGGCTCTACACTGGCGTCGGACAGTACATTGACGGTCTGTCCTTCAAGGTGATCGAGTCCGGCGAATGTCTGGCGGGCCATATACCAGTTAGTGGTGGCGGTATTGCGCAGGACAGGAGGAATATTCCTGTTGGCTGTGACGGTTACCGAGTTGCCGCTTTCAACCGAAATAATGTCGCAGCGCAGCTGCATGGCAACGGCGCTACCATCTTCAGGATCGGTTCCTGTGTAGGGGAACTGGATCTGTGCGCCGACGTCTCCCGCGGTAAAATAGCTGGCCCCGCTCATCGTCAGGGTATACGGCACCTGATAACTCCAGTCCCCGCTTCCACCGCTGATAGTGGCCTCCCGGCTGCTGGCATTGCGTCCGTCATAGGTCAGTCCGCTGTCGACAAAGAAAGCGTCAAGGTCATCGGTAAACTGTCGGCTTGCCAGCCTCTCGATATAGCGTTTTGTCTGGCCGTTGATGGTGCGGTTAACCACGAAATAGATCGCATCCTCGCTGCCTTCACTGATACCGCAAGTGCTCTCATATTTCCCGGCACTGGATTGCGGAGACCAGGCGAATACCTGTTGATCACGCAGATAGGTCAGCACCAGCAATTTCCCATCGTCGCGCACGCAGAACGCGCTGGAGAACGGGACAATACAAAACGCCCAGTCGACAATGCTGCGCTTCTGGAAAAGGTGATTAGCGAGGATTGTCAGGTCGTTGCCCTGGAATCCATCAACATCAAACGAGTAGGCCAGATCCCGCACGACGCTGCCCTTCTCCTGGATAAAGAGCGCAATATTCGAAACCGCGATAGGAGGCACATCGCTGCAGCCGTTTGAGCCCTGAGAACTCAGGGAGAATGCAGAAGGCGTAAGCACTTTATTCTGGTCACCGGTCACAACAAACTCACCGCCGGAGGTCAGAACAACCAGCGATCCGACATCGATAAGGTGACGAATTTCGTTAACCTGCCGGCCAGCGTAGGTATAAACGATCCTGTCATCATCCTGCGTCGGGTTGCTCTTGCCGAAGTCTTTATAGTCACCGGTACGGCTGGCCCAGATGGTTTGCGGATACGCAGGGGATGCAGCGAAGTACAGCCTCTGCTGGTAGTAGACGACCGTCGCCGGATAGCCATTGACGCTGTTCCATGCATAGCGCGCCCACTTGTAGCTGGCCTTGTCAGCCCCGACAACGTTCTCAGGGACACGAGAAACAACATCAGCGGTTGCAGTCATCCCGTCACCGGCTACAGCAGTGATCCGCACAATGCCAAAGCCACTATGCAGGTATTCCCATTGCACGCCTGTATCATCATCGCCGGTTCCTCCCCAGCCGTCCCACGCCATACCTTCAGTGTGTGATGGGCGTAACGTCCCGGTTTTTCCTTCGGTATTGGCGCGATAGTAGTTGCTGTCGGCGCGCCGGATATCCTCGATCGATGTGCTCTTGCTGGTTTCCCATACTGGTACAGAGTCAACAGCTGGCTGCTCGAGGTAGAACAGCTTTCCGACCTGCTCGGCGCCGAATATTGCAGAGCTTGCGGAAAGCGTGATTGTCCCGGTAGTGGCACTAGCCCAGACAGTTTTTGACTCGTCGACGTTGATATCCTCAAACGGGCCGTTAGTTGTCTGCACATCGACGATCTGCCAGTTGTCATGCGCATACCGGCGCAATTCTTTAGGCGGATAGGAAGGATGCACGATCGTCATCACGTCGGCGCTTTGGGTGAATTTCAGGCCGAAAACATCATTTTCTGTATAAGGCGTCGCCAACTCGTAAATCACATCGCCGGTGGTAAGCACCAGGCCGCCGTCTTTGATGACGCGCATGTAATTGTGGCCAAACTCCAGCGCATAGGTCTGCACCGTCGAAAACTGGAAAGGTATCAGGCGACATTTGCGATCCGGGTATTTCGCCGCGGCGATGAACTGCGTGCCCGGGCGGTTCTCTACCCCGCCATACTGCCGCACAATAAAGTTATCGCACTTGCGCAGCGCCACTTGGTACTTCGCCATATCGATGCGGCCATAGAGCGATGGAGCAATTTCGCCACCTGAGAAGCTCGGTTGTATCCAGCTAACAGCCATCAGCACATCCTCGCTACGGTAAACGGATCGTCAGGCATTTGCGGTTCCTGCGATTCGTTCATGCTGTGAGAGCCAGCGCTGAGGATGATCCGGCTATACATGCTCAGGGCGTTATTGCCGAGGTCGGCATTACCCGTGAGAACCATGTTAATAGCAGCAGCCAGGCGCCAGGATAGAGCCTCCTGGAAGATGGGATCGAACATGTTCACGTCGGTAATGCGGGCCACATACCGCAGCCAGGCCTGCGGCAGATCGGTGTAAATCAGTCGCCCAGTGCCGGCGCTGTCCGCGCCGACCACATACTGCACGCGCATGGCAGCTGTCGGATACCGTACGCCAGGCAGCGGGATCTCAATAATACGGAGGCAGTCAGTGGGATAGGTATACGCATAATCCCAGTCCTGCGGCGGGTTGTTGGTGTCAGCCAGCGCGATATTCTTGGTCGCAAAATTCCAGTCAAAGTCGGCCAGCACAGCATCGCGAATCGACTCGTAATACAGGGAGCATTGCCCGGCTTCTTTGCTGGCTTCTTCCAGACTGTTGATGCTCCGGTTATTACCGATATTGCTCAGCGCCCGGTTGCAGATCTCAATGACAGAGGCCATTACTCGCCCCCTTCACCGTAAAGCGTCTGCGCCGCCGTCTTCGGCGCCTCACCTGAAACAGGCGCCAGCGCCATATCGGTGATCTGCAGATCCGCGCTGCGGAAAGTGCCATCGTCGCCTTCACGCGCCGAGATACCCTTAATCACTGCTTTTGCGGTGATCATAACCTCAGTGCCTACATTCTGCGGCTGGGCTTTCAGCTTATTCAGGGTGTCATTGTTCAGCGTGATGCACAGACCCCACGGATATTCGTCACGGGTTTTGGTCTCGCCGCTTTCATCCTGGTAGCTGTCGGTGCCGGTTTTGAGATTGACCATTTCCATAGAACGCTCCTACAAGAAAGGGGCCGAAGCCCCCTGGTTTATTCTGAGGCTCAGACGCCTAAATCTTTTCGCTTTTCGGCGATCTTCTCGCGCAGCGTTTCGGCTTTGGTGTTGTGATGAGGCTTCTCGTTAAAGAGCAGCTCGTACTCTTCGCGGAGCTTATCCAGCTCGTCATCGCCACCACCGCCTTCGTTCAGCGGCTCAGTTTTAACGACGGCAGGAGCCACAACCTTTTGCGTTGCCTTCGCCTTTGCTTCCTTCGCCGCTTCGTTCAGCGGCTCCAGCGCTGATCCTGGCACCCCGTCATACTCAATCTCTGAACCCTCCGGCCAGAGGTTGTTATGGATATGGGACAGACGCAGCACGCGATATTTTGCTTTTTCAGCTGACATCGATATCTCCTTAGCCGGTCACTTTAGAGCGGGTCGGGTACGGTGTATTCGCATCAACGTCCAGGTTGATACCGGAGGTGAACGCGCCAGCAGTCAGCGGGCCGGTGGCTACGGAGTAGTTCACACGCAGATAGCGCTGAACGCCCGCCGGTACCTTCGCCGACACAACGCGCTTACCAGCTTTAAGCGCTGCCAGAGCCAGGGCGCCGCTGTCATAAATGGTCGTCCAGGCGCTGTTGTCCGGGCTGGTCTGCAACTGCACGTTGACGGTGGCGGCGCCAGCAGCCGTAGCCGTGGTGTTAACGAGAGCCCAGAACTCCAGCGGATAACCAACGCCGATATCACGGCGGGTGCCGTCGACAGGCGCCAGGTCAATCACATCGGTAGAAGCAGCAGTAGCCGTAACCGCCTGCGCTTCGGAGAACATCAACAGTTTGTCGAGGATCATCTTCATTTCTCCATTTAGCAGCCCGTTACCGGGCCGCTGGTTATAGTCAGGGGTTAAACCACGCGAGCTTCAGTTTCCAGAAGCGCATCGGTTTCGCGAATCGGAACGCCGCGGAAACTGGTCCACCAATCGCCTTCAGTCTCTTTGACGCTAATTGCCAGAGAGGATTTCTCCAGAGATTGCAGGTCAAGAGCCTGGGCAACGGTGCGGTTCATGTAGAACACCGGGCGCCCCATGCCACGGTTAGGGATGCGATGCAGCGCTTTCACCATGAGCTTGGCGATGTTGGCTGCCGCAGCAGGATCGGACAGGTCGCTGATATCGATGTTCGCGATGCGCACAACGTAGCGCCAGTCGCGCAGGCACAGACCGTTATCCCACTTATAGTGGGTACGGTAGCCTTCATACTGCCCGCCGCTGGCATCTTTCAGAGTCTGCTGGCCTTTATCTTCCATCTGCAGACCTGCTTTCTGGCCTTTCGGGAAGATACCGTGAACGGTGTTTTCGCCCCATACAATGAGCCAGATTGAAGTGTTATCGGTGCCAGTACCGCCAGCGTCGATAATGTTTTGCGCGTTGGTAGCCGTCAGGTCGGAGTAGCGAGAAGACAGGCCCATGAACTGCTGCGGGTTAACGCTGGAGTCGCCATAAAAAAGCGTTTGAGCCATCTGCTGATTCATCGCCTCGAGGAAAGCGCGATCTTCTGACAGTCGGAATTCAGCGGTATTCCCGTTCAGATCTGCCAGAGATTTATCAATCTCCGCATAGGTTTCCAGCATGCCAATGCCATCGGTAACCTGCACAGTGGTCGATTTGCTCGGCTGGACGCCGTAGTTGAGCAGACGCCAGGTCGCCGACGGCAGGCCAGAGCGAATGGTCGTACGATGACCGGTCGGCAGGTTGCCTTCAACGATCAACATGTCCTGCAGGATCGGGTTGGTTTGGGAAAGGAGTTCGATAATTTTATCGACTTTCCCGTTCGGGTCGATGCGCTTACCCCAGTCTGCCAGCGTCAGCGCAGTAATGCCTTTAACAGCCATGGTTATATCCTCTCTTATTTGCCATAAAGCACTTCGGCCGCACTACGCTGACCGCTTTCTTTTCCTGTCACCACGCCATCTTCTGACATGGCTTTTCCTACTTTGACGAACGCCTTCACCAGCTCCGGGTGATTGCCCAGCCCTGTGCCGTTCAGATATTCCTTCAACTCCGGCGTACCGAAGGTATCCAGAGCGCGCTGAGCAACACCGAGGTTTGCCGTCAACTTATCGCCGCCGATCTCTTTATCGGCCTTGACGGTTGCTGCCCATTCTTCAGTTTGTGCCTGCCATGCATCTGCCTGGCGCTGCTGCACACCGGCCAGAATTTTCGGGTATGCATCAACCAGCTTCTGCGCCTGCTCATTGGTCAGGTTCAGTTCACGGGCAACCGGCTCGAAGTCCTTCAGAGCTTCAGCGTCCAGCTCGACGCCTTCACCTGCCTGGAATTCGTATTTCTCCGGCGCGCCTTCCTGCTTCTGCTCTTTCTCGGTTTTTTGCTGCTCTCCGTCCTGGTTCTCAGTCTTTTCTTGCTGGCCTTCACCATCAACGGAAGGGTTTTCACCATCCTGTTGTGCAGACTGATCGCCCTGAGAGGCAGCACCTGAGCCTGGTGCAGATGGTTCAGATGCTGCCGGCGCAGCGCCGCCATCAGTGGGCTGCTCATTGCAAAGACGGCGGTGTAACAAACGTTCAAACAAAGTCATTGCTCATCCCCTTAAACAGGAATTGTTTTGGCTTTCAGCTGCGTAAGGACAGCATTCAGCGTGGTACGAAGAGCCGCGGCATCATTGAGAAGCGCGTTGTACTTCGTCACCAGGTCGTTGTGATCAACAAGGAGACCAGCCACATCGCTTGCACTGGATGCGGTATCTGCGGTTGCGGTAGCTGCCGCAGCGGCGGCAATGGAGGCTCCGAGCTTTACGCCGCCGTAGTCAGTGGTCGTGGGCGCGCCAATTACCGCCGGCGCCGGATCGGGAACTTCAACGATCTGCTTATTGCCATCGAAACGGACTACGCGCTGTTTTTGGATCTGAGTCATTTGATTACCCCATTAGCCTCTGCGGCCATCTTCAGATACTGTTCAGGGCAGTGCGCCATGACGCGCTGGAACAATGCCAGCGCCAGGTTGCGCTGCCCCTCGTTGAAAGCAGTCACTTGCGGATCACCGGCAAAGCAGGCAGAAAACACCTTGCCCTGCTCCAGTACCCCCCAGATCACCCGGCGGCCCTGCTCGCTACCCATGACGAAACGGATATCTTCAATGTCACGCTGTTGAAGGATTTCCTTCTCGCGTGCCGATTCAGCAGCCAACTGGTCATCATCAAAATCTGTCATTGCTGGCCACCTGCAGGAGCACCTGCTGCGTTAGAAAGCGCTGTCAGTACGCTGGGATCCGCCGTCTGCGCTTCACTGAGAGTCTTGGCACCCTGAGCGGCAGCCATGCCCATAGCCACCATTTGCTGCTGTTGCTGCTGCTGAGCGCGCTGCTCGCGAACCTGCTCAACCTGTTCCTGTGGAACGATGACTGTCGGCGAGACACCGGACATCTCTGCGAATGCATCGATGGCCTGATCAACGTTGAGTTTGTCCAGCGCTTCCGGCTTGGCCTGTGCCAGCTGGCCAATGAAGCCAACGGTGGATGACAGGCTGGACAGGCCTATAGATTTCTGCGCCTGGGCCATCACTGAGATGTACTCAATGCGCAGCGGCATACCCTGCAGGACGTCCGGCGGCGGCGGGAGAAGGTTTTTTCTCGCCATGATGGAGAAGGTGCGATCGATAAGCGGGTTCAGGCATTCGTCGTTCAGGCGCTCAAGAACAGGCCCAAGCATCAGCAACTTCTCTTCTTTCATCTCGATCACCGCTTCAACCGGCATCGAGCGGGTATTGATGTTCTGCAACATCATGAAGAGGTCGACGAAATAGGCGCTGTTGATGATCTGCCGCGTGTCCTGAATGTCTGCCAGCAGGTCGGCGGTATTCGGATTAACCAGGTATGCAGGTTTGAAACCATCCTGGCCGGTTACCTGATCGATATAGGTGATATCGCCAGGCAAAAGGGAAACGCGCTGGTTGCGGAGTGATGACGGGCCAACCATCGGCGGATTGGTGGCCTTGTCGATCAGCTGGCTTTTGCGCTTTTGCTCAAGCTGCAGAGCCTTAACCTGACCAAGAGCAATCATGCCCGGGCAGGATGAGCCATATACGTCCTCGCCGTTCACTTCCCAGCGCGGCGCCATAATCGGGAATTCATCGAAACCAGACTCACGCAGCAACTTATCGCTGTCGCCGCCAACCTCGTAATAAACCGATTTGACCGGCTTATTTTTGCTGTTGAGCTTGGCAGTATCGCGGTCGATGTTCGGATAAACGGCATGAATAACTTCGATCCAGCTTTCGTAGTTCCCGGAATCCCACATGCCCTTCACTGAATCGCTGACGTTATTGAGGCCGAACTCCATTACCAGCTGGCGCACCGTCATGGAGAATTTGCGGAAACAGGTGTCAACGCTGCCGCGCGCAGAGTTCGCCATGTAGTAACTTCCGATCGGAAACATCATCGTGCGGATAACGTCGCTGTCATCTTCCAGAACAGCCATAGCGCCGGTGCTGTAATTCCCCAGGCTGGCGTAAAGCAGAGGCAGTGACTGGTAGATATTGGATTTGTTGAACACTTCGTTCATGCGGCGCTGAACGACTTCAAGCCACAGCTTCACTGGGCCGTAGTCCATCATGTCAGGGTCAGGCGTTGCCAGCTTGAACCACGGGCGAGCAGGAGAAGTGATCCCCGACATCATGCCGCTCGATAGCGTGCGCGCTGCCAGGGTGGCGGTAGGGTCAACAATTTTCGTATTGCGGCGGTCATCCCGGTTTACATCGGTGACCAGGAAGCGGGAGCCACGCGGATTGATGAAGTCGCTCAGTTCGCGCCAGTGCGGATCGAACGATGAGCGATCATTAGTGAGCTGTGCCTGCTGCTTTTGCAGTTGCTCTTTCAGGGTTTCCGCTGCCATCTGCCGCGCTCCAGTTACTGACCGAGCAGCGTTTTGCCGCTGGTATTTGCGGCGGAGGTATCACCCTGCGCACCGGTCAGCAGCGTAGAACTACGCCCGGCGGCCGCACGACGGCGCCTGGTTTCTTCATCGCGGGAATCGACTACAGCCTGATCCTGTTCCTGCGGAGCCGCCTGAACTTCTGGTGCTGCAGGCACTGAAGGCTTGCTGCCAATGCACATATCGATACTCCATACGCGTTTAAATTATTACCAATTTAACCACATATGATTTATTTGTCGTAGTGTATTGACCTTTCGATGATAAATTATTACCTTTTTGGTAAACACAACATGAAAGCGCACCCCATTCCCTTCCATTGGTGGCTTTGTCGTTACTCAGATGGCGGAGTGCGCTTCCAGGTGTGAAAGCATCCGGCGTATGGCACATGCGTCGATAGCGGTCCGGGGGCTCCTTGGTACATGGCCCAGCGGGTAGCCGGAATGTGCAAGCCATGCCCTGCATGCACGACAGCGACTCACCATCGTGGCGGTACGGTGTGACACCTCGGAAGAGACGAGGGCACAACAGGTAAGAGCATTGACCGAGCCTAAAAGTAATTGGCAGATACCCTCTCAGGGGTTGGTCATATCGGGACTGCAGTCGGCGCAGCTGAGATAGAGCCACAATGCAGCGTTCAGTGCTCTTTCCGTTGTGGTGAATGCGCAGGCTGATGCGCGAAAATTCGGGATAGCTATACGGGGACGTCACCCTCCCGGCCAATCCAGGTAGCAAGCCGGAGATCAGCACCGGCCACCACACCAGAATCACGCATCAGGACCGTGATACCCGTAGTTCCAGTGCAAGTTTGGCGGTGGCAGTTATTCCCTTTCTGACCACCGCCCTTTTTACAGCAGGACGCCATTGCGATGACTTCATGCTGTAAACCCTGTGACACCCAGCCATGGACGGCACTTTCCATCATCCCTGTTTCGCCCTGTTCGTCCGGGCATTTTTTTAAGGTGAGATTAGACTATGAGTGACAAAGACATTGAATCTGAAATTCAGGCTAAAGGCTTAACGGCGCCGCGCGTTACTCCAGACCATATCGAAAGCATTATTGCTCAGGAGGCATATTTCACAGCAGAAGATGGTGCCTTTGGCGTAGCCATAAAAGCGAAACATACTGGCGGAGAGGTAAACTACCAGCCGCACGAATCACTTTCTCTGCTGACGTTCTGCGTCCTGGTGCTGCGCAACGGCTTCACCGTCACCGGTGAAAGCGCCTGCGCCAGTCCTGAAAACTTCGACCCTGAAATCGGGCGCAAGATTGCCCGCTGGAATGCGGTAAATAAAATCTGGATGCTGGAAGGTTATCTGTTGAAGCAGAGACTGAGCGAAAAATAATACCGTGACATGTCACAATCAGCCCGCCGATGCGCGGGCTTTTTTATGCCCACGGGTCGTACTCGCTGATCACGTTGGGCTGCTTGCCGCCGGCAGCAGGGAAATCTGAACGCTTCGTCACTGGATATGCGAACGTCAGAAGCAGCGCATCGCCCTTGCCAGGCGACCGGCCCAGACGCTCTTTGATATCTTCCTTCGGTTCCATGACGATCTTGCCGTCCACCCTCACCTTGTACTCTGCCGCGGACAGGTCGTCCGCCGTCTCCTGGTCGTCCAGCGCGCCACCGAGCTTGAGCCACGTCTTACAGGCGTTGAACATCTCACCGCGCTTATTCAACATTTGCGGGTCTGCCGATGCGCCGCCGAACGGCACAAGCTGCCAGGTGCGGCCCCAGCCGTCACCGATGGACTTCAGCCCGGTACCGTAACCAAAGTCGATGAATACCGCGTCAGCCTGATACTGGTCCTCAAAGTCGGCGATACGCTTAGCCATAATCAGATCGTCGGTGGTCTTGTTGCCGGTCCAGAGCACTTTGCTGTGCAGCCCCTGGCGGAGATAAATCACTGCATCATCCACGCCGGAATACGCCGGGTCGACGCCGATTATCCGCGGAGCGTGGGCCACCTGCGCAGCGGTCACTACGCGCTTCATCGCCTCATCAGTCAGCCCGGTAGGGATAAACTGCAGTTCTGAGGCATCCGGGAAGATCCCGCGCACACGGACCTTCACAAAGTCGCTGTCCTCGCCGTAGTCGTCCACCCATTTCTGCAGCTGCTGCTTGTTGGTGCCTTCGACGGTGCGGCTGTCGATTTGCGCGCACTTCCAGCGGTGCTTGTATTTGCGGAAGCATTCCCGAAATCGCCCGGTGTTGCGCGTCGGGTTACCGAACGCTACCCAGATGATTTCGGTGTCTTCGTCCGTCAGCGCGCCCTCGGCAACCTCCCAGACCAGATCAGCGATGTTGGAGGCTTCGTCGAATACCACAACGATGCGCTTACGCTCGTTGTGCAGGCCTGCAAACGCCTCTGTGTTGTGCTCAGACCAGGGAATAGCATCGGCACGCCAGCGTTTGTCGTGACCAGGATCGTTGCTATACATCGCGGTGGCGGTGCAGGTGAACCACTCTTTCGTGATAGCCAGGTTCGACCATTTGATAATCTCCGGCCAGGTCTTCGTGCGCAGCTGGTTGTCGGTGTTGGCGGTCACCACCACCTTGCAATCTTCACAGGTGGACATGGCCCAGTTAATCAGCATCGAGATGAACGCAGATTTTCCGATGCCGTGGCCGGATGCGCGGGAAATCATCAGCGGCTGGTGACGAGTCGCGGGATTCTGCAGGTGCTCGCCTATCTCGCGGAATGCGTCAGCCTGCCACTGTCTCGGCCCGGAGGCGTGTGCCAACTCTGTGCCATCCTCTCCCCACGGAAACGCATACAGCGCATAGCCCAGTGGGTCATGGGTGAAGCTGGCGATATCGTCGATCAGCTGTTCTTCCGGGGATAAAGCGGCGTCTGTCACTGGTCACCACCCTGGCGCTCTTTCAGGCGGCGCCGGGCTGCGGCCATGCGGTCGGCAATGGTAACTTTCACGTTAACTTCCATGCGCTCTTTGAACGCGTTAACGTCGACGTGCTTACCGATAAGCTCGAGGTTCTTCACCTTGTCGGGCCATTTGATTTTCTTGAGGATAGTCTCTATCGAGGTCTCATTCATGTTCATGATGGTTGAGGACAGGTCAAACCCGCTTAGCGTGGTTCGCCAGATTTTAGGCCACTGGCTAATCGGCTTCAGTCCGCCTTCATCGTCGAGGATGTCGATCACATCCATCTGGTCGATTTCCACCAGGCGCAGCAGCACATAATCGGCGCTGACGCGCAGGCGCTTGTTGCGCTCTTCCATCAGCTCAGCGATTCGTTTCTGGATACGCTCATCACGCATCATTGTGCTGGCTTTGACGTGGGCAGACTTTGGGGAGAACCCGGCATTGATGGCCGCCTGCGTCTGATTTTCAGGGCATTTCACATACTCCTGGGCGTAGGCTTCCTGCATCACCGTCAACGGTTTGTACTGAGTTGATTTGCGCTTCGGATCCTTTGGCATGGTAAACACCCCGAAAATAATTACCTTTTAGGTAATAGTAACACGCAAAACAAAGCCGCCATAGTCGGCGGCCGCGGTCATTCCAGTTTAAATTCATCCTCAAACTCATGAGCTCGGGCAGCAACATGGTCGTAGAGCACGACGTACTCAACGCAGCTTGATAGTGGCATTGGCCGCTCAAACTCAAGCCAGAAGCAGTCGGCATAAGCTCGACCAAACCAGTACCCGCCGCCGTACTCCTTGCCACGCTGGATCATCATCCATCGGCCATCAGGTACGGCGTCGATAAAATCCCCGCGGTAAACGACAGTATAATTACGGTCTTTGCCACCCATGATCTTCACCCCTAAAATACTGTATATTTAAACAGTATAATCATGTGAGGATTTAGTCAATCTGTCGTGACATGTCACAGCGGCAGTTTTGTTTCGTGCCAGCCGGACATCACCCAGCATGCGGCTTCTCCTGAGTGCGGGCATGATGCCACCGGCAGTTGATCGCCGCACTTGCCGCAGCGCCGTTTGCTGATGGCGTTAATCCGGCCGCGCACGCGGGCATCATCCTGGCGGATCAGCAGCGCGATGTACTCGGCCATTTCGTAGGGATCGCGACCAGGGCGCCGGGCGGCGCAGTTACGGGCCAGCATCTCCTGCTCCTGCTCATCCAGCACCAGTTCAATTTTGCGCTCACCGGCGGCGGACTGCCGCGCGCGCTGCGCGGCTTTGCGTTCTGCGGGGGATTTAGGCACCCTTCACCTCTACGCATTGAATATTATCTACGTGTGGTGAAATATCGCTCCACGCCCTCTTATCATCTGCAACTTTCATCGCCTTAATGGCTGCTTTGCACTGCTCCATACTCTGCATGGGGACCACCTGCATATTCGATGATTGGCTGCTGATGACGAAAATCAGGAAGAAGTACGGCATCACTTCACCTCCTGCGGGGCGCATGGAGGCGGCATCCAGTGGGTTATCTCGTTTTCGATAGCATCGCCGCAATGATAAAAAGTCTGTGTTTTATGGCTGTAGTGACCGCTTGTTACTTCTCCAATTTCAGCATCCCATAGGATTACCTGCTTGCGGTCTTCCGGCATCCGCTCGCTTACCGGAATCCATTTACCCGGCACGGTGGCGGGTTCACTGCCGGGTGACTGCGGGGCGGCTGCGAGCATGGCGGCGCGGCAGGCGTCAAACGCCTCACGCATTGCGTCTTTAACCCATCCGAGGGGCTTCCGATTAGCAGCTGAAAGCCATTCTTCAAAAGATGGCACTACCGGTGCTGACTGGAACGGCTTCCTGTCCTTCACCCAGGTAACCAGCGCCTGAATATGCTTTTCACAGGTTGCCGCTAGCATCTCATCTGATTCAGGCGCTGCTATACCGGCGTTACTGAGGGCCAAACGCAGACCATCCGGCACTACCGGCGCTGGCTGCGCGTGGCGATAGAGCGGCGCATCCTCGGTCCCAGCAGAGACAGAGATTATCTTTCTCATTCTGGTCGTATCGGTTGAACAGAAAAGTTTTCTTTCCTTGCAATCTGGCTCGCTGTCCATTGCGGCCAGCCTGAATGCAGCCAGCTCCCTGACGATTAGATTACCAAAATCAATTCCCACAACAGCCTCGCAGCTACTTATTCTCTGAAGCAGTTCTCTGTTGTCGATGCTAAATTTGCTGGTCATTGGTTGGCTCCCCGTGAAATTTTGTGTCCAGGCGCATAGCAGCGCTGACGGTCTTTACTGATGCGCCAGCCAGCTTTGCGCGCCTGCTGGGAAATGTCGGTCATATTCCGGCCAATAAAATCAGCCCACCCCTGCGGATAGATTTTCCCTGACTGGCAACCTTCACAGTCGCAGTAGAGGTCCGCGCAGAATCCTTCAGTGATAGCCATTACTCAGCCTTGTATCTTAAAGATCGGTTAAAATAGCATCGGAATGATTTGGCAAGGCTCATGCAGCTCGAACTCAGCCAGGGGATTAAAAAGCCCGATGTGGAGCCAATTGCGCATGAGCTGAGCCACTCATCTGAAACCCGAACAGTTGTTGGAACCTCAATTCGAATATGCAAGGATGGGTAATAATGAGTCAGCCAAATCAGATCTGTGTTGGTATTGATGTTGCTAAGGGATCCCTCGATATTTGCGTGGGAACCGGCAAAGCTTCTTTTACTGTCATAAATGGCACCGATGGTTTCGAACAGATAATTAAGGCCCTGAAAAGCGTCTCTGTTTCTCTGATTTTGATGGAGGCTACAGGCGGCCTTGAAGCCCCAGTGGCCTATCGTCTTCAAGCTGAAGGTTACGAAATCGCTGTTGTTAACCCCAGACAAGCCAGAGATTTTTGTCGGGCGATGGGATACCTTGCGAAAACCGATAGCATTGATGCCAGAGCGCTCGCCCAAATGGCGGATGTAATCAATAACCATCCTGAGCGAGAACGATTCATTCTGGCCCTGCCTGACAATCAGCGTCAGGTTCTGACCGCTCTGGTAGCTCGCCGCCGACAATTGGTGGGGATGCTTGTTGCAGAACGAAACCGACTTCACACCACCCATCCAGTAGTGATGAAAAGCGTTGAGCGCCTTATTTGCGCATTGAACGGCGAGCTTGAACTCATTGATATTGAGATAAAAGAGCACGTTCAGAAGCATTTTATTGATCTGTCCGCATTGCTCAGTTCGGTCAAAGGTGTAGGCCCAACGACCATTGCAAGCTTGCTGGCTGACGTTCCTGAACTCGGGAACCTCACTCGAAGAGAGATATGTGCTCTTGTGGGCGTCGCCCCTGTTAACAGAGATTCGGGCAAAATGCGTGGTCGGCGCTCGATTTTTGGCGGGCGTGCCAGTGTGCGAACCGCTTTGTATATGGCGACACTCTGCGCAGTTCGTTTCAACCCGGCACTTAAAACCTTCTACACGCGTCTTGTCCTGGTAGGGAAACCCAAAAAGGTAGCCCTGGTCGCCTCGATGAGAAAACTGCTTACTATCATCAATGCCATGATCAAAAAAGGTGAGGAATGGGACAATACTTTCCATAATTTGGCCTGTTAATGAAGTGGTGTTCAAGACAGTTGCTCCACCTTGATACCGGCGGAACATAACGCGGGCGGCGTAATGCCATTAACCTGATCACCTTCCGTTACCAGGCGGATGAGCATTGCCAGCAACTGGACAATCTCACCCTCTACCTGACCCCATTCCATTCTGTTTTCAGCATAATGAACCCCAGCCTGCACGACCTCACCCGCCTCCTCAGCGACTTTAAGGAGAACGTAATTGGGCTGTGGAAACTTCCGTATCGCCTTATCTGCTGACACACGCGCCATTGCAACCAAGTAGGCGAAATAGTCGTTTTGCGCTTCAAGTTCTGCGATGCGCTGCTGCGCCTTCTCCAGCGCCTCTACCAGCGTTAGGATGTTATCCGGCGTCATTAGCTCTTTGAATGTTTGACGGGCTATGGTTGCCTTCAAATATCGCGCTATATGGGCGGTCTCTTTCACGTTGGTTGCTGCCGCTTTCAGGCGCTGCGCCAGTTCGGTGATATCAGTCATCGCTGTTCTCCACTCCATAATCCGCAAAATACCCTGACGACATTTTGATGAATCTGTCCTCGGTTACCGTATAGGCCTTCCTGCCTTTTCTCTCTTTCCCCTCAGGGTCAATGAGGTGGCAGGCGTAGATAATCCGGCGCTGCCACTTTCCAGGCATCTCAGCGACAGACAGAACCTCAAGGATTCTTTTCCCTTCTGCATCAGCTGTGTAAACGGCCTGGTCTCCATAACCGCAATCAGCTGGCTCAAATGTCTTTCGGCAACCACCAATCCACCTTTCATCGGTGAATACATTTCCGTCCCATTGCTGATGGTCAGTGCATACGAAAATGAATGGGTAAACTGTTTCGAACCGATCACCGGCGCGAATGTCCAGCGTCTTGCTCATGCTGCACGCTCCGCCTTCTGCTTGTTGTATACGGCCCAGCTAAGGGCATCGAGTTTGCGCTGCCCGGCTTTGTCGAAGAGGTGAATGCCGTTTTTGCAGGTATGCTCGGCCTTCACTCGCTCTTCCAGTTGAGCCAGTTGCTCATAGGTGAGCGTTGCCAGTTTCAGGCGGTTCCAGCCGAAGTTAGGGATACGGCCGCTCATTTGTCGGCCCCCTCGCGCAGCTGCGACTCTACTTGGCATGCAATGCTCATCGCTGATTCCATTCCAACAATTTCATCCTGATAGCAGGATGCAGACTGGATATGCATCTCAAATGCAGACTTAACCAACGCCACCCCATCAGCCTTAATCCCGGCTACGATGCGATCGGTGGCGGGGCAGATTATTTTGAGCTCTGCTTCGCAATCATCGATAGAGTCATGAGAAATTTCTCCGAACTCTTCAAACAGACGGTCGTCTGTTGCATTGGCCCAACCTCTGGCTAAATTCTTCAGCGCCACATTCTCCGCAGCCAGCTGCTGGTACGCTTTCGCCAGCGCCACAACCTTTGTCTCTCTGATCGACAGCTCGCCTGCGCTCTCCAGCGACTGAATGAGCTCGTTTACTGTTTCGATGTTCATGCTGTCACCCACTCGATCGCCAGATAAGCCGCATACAGGATGGCGACGATTGCCACCCACCCAATGATGTTTGCCACCATCACGAACAGCAGCAGTGACCGCCGGCTGTAATTCACGAAATCAAAATCCATACTTACCCCCGCTTACCCGTTTAACTTATTGATTCAATTGATATCAATGAAGATCGTTGTTTTAGAACTCTTCGACCTTCCACCCGCCGCCGGCTTTTTCCGGGAGCTTCGTTACTCCGATGATCCGGAATGGGTACTGGTCGGCTGCGACTTTGGTTTTCACCCTGGCATCGTCAGTCCAGAACCCTTTCACCTCATGCAATTCCATCTGGCCGTTTGCCAGCATCACGGCGAAGTCAGGCGTGTAGAACGTGTTGTCAGCCAGACGCAGCTTGATGCCTTCGAAACGGAACCAGGCGATTTCCCCGTAGCGCTTACGCAGCTCAAGCTCTTGCGCATACGCCGTTTCGGTTTTGTTCATCTGGCCCGCTTTAAGCCGCCCAAGTGCCTGTAGTGTCTTTCGCATTATTTTTACCTTATTGGTAATTTATAACCATAAACGGATCAATATCAATAGTCTTGCGCATATTTTGTTACCTTTTTGGTAAACATTAAGGCGTAAAAAAACGCGCTTCCGCGCTGCGCTGGCTGTCAGGGCGCCGGTCCGCCCCTGAATCCCGGCGGGATCTCGGTATCCGGACGGGATATGGTGTTCACATCTCGCTGCCCAGTGCCGCCTTTCAGCTCGAACAGCCCTTGCCAACCCTTCGCCATGCTCTGCTTCACGATCTGCATCTGCCGTGTGTGGTTTCCGCCAGACAGGTTAATCAGTTCGGTGATTGCTGCGCCCTCGCTCCGTTCAGTTGGGGCGTAGGCTTTAAACCGCATTTCTGACCTGTAGGCCTTCCACTCATCCCAGGCTTCGGCATTGAGCTGTTCAGGATACGGATAAGATTTTTTTGGCTCCCTCCCCCTTGGGGGGTTAGGGGGGATCTTATCTTTTACTTCTTCCTCTTCCTCTTCCTCTTCCTCTGGTAACGCTTTTTGTAACGCAGCCAGCGTTACTTTCTGCGTTTCATTTTTACGGTGCGCTGCAACCCTTCTGTTTGTAAGTGCCCGTTTTTTAGAGCTTTCCCCATTATGGCGCTCAAAGTTGGGGAGAATAAGCTTGTTGCCGTCGTAGGCGAGCCAACCAACAGCGATCAGTGCATCAGCGAATCCTGTAATAAAAGCGATACGGTCAAGCACTCCTTTTGTAACGCTGCCAGCGTTACCGTCGACAGTCTGCTGATCCGCCCATGCCCATATGCGAACGAGCTTACCGAGTACCGCGTCGGGGTCGATATTCAGGATTTCCGCTATCTGGAAAATCTCCGGCTTGTCTGGTGTGATCACCTCGACTTTTATCCAGCTACTGGCCATCCTGCACCCCCATATAAGCTGAAGGCGTCATGCTGCCTCCCTGGCCTTTCTGGCTGCTTTCAGACGCTCTGATCTCATCTGCGCCTGCCGGCGCGCGCGCTCGTTATTGCACGTAACGCACTCGCCGCTGATGGTGTATCGCTCGCTATCATGGCCATGCTTACACGCCTTCCCTGTGTAGAAACGGGTGAGCCCCTGCTCAATGGCCTCTCGCTGGGTAATTCGCTTCATCGACTTGCCCTCTTTCTGCATTTGTCTTTGGTAATTTTGCAGCAAGCCAAAAAAAGATCAACCGTATTTGGATAATTATTACCAGATTGGTATTCAGGGAGAGGCAGGAGCCGCCTGGGGGTGGCGGCGCGGGTGAGTTTTGAGGATTAACGTTCGTGGAACCAGAGGACAAGGTCGGATTTTGCGGTGATCCACTTACGGGATTTGCAGGCTTTAAACAGTCTTTCTAACAGAGGTTTACGTGGAATTCTTCTACGACCAGTCAGGTGAACCTGAATGTAGTGGCTGGTCGTGCCGGCGTCACTTGCGAACTCTTCACGCTCTGCCGGAGAGAGGTCGAGCCAGCAGCGTTTGAAGTCAAATTTTTGCACATCGCTCATATTTTTTTAGTCCCGGACTAACTTTAGACAGCCTGATTATTACCAATCTGGTGTAAAAATCAATGACTGTTACCTTTTTGGTAAGTTTACCTTTATGGTAATATTCTATTAAATTTAATCAGTTAGGTAACAATTTCAGGCTAAAAAAATAGAAATGAAAAGCATCTACGACATACGACGCGACAACCTCAACGAGATAATCCGGAAGGATTTCGATAACACGCAACTACGGTTTGCCGAGAGATTCAAAAAATCAGCGAATCTCGTTAACAGGTGGAGCAAAGGGACCAAAAATATCGGCGCAAGCGTCGCGCGCGAGATCGAAGCTTTCACCAGGAAAGAGCGATTCTGGCTGGATGTCGACCATCTTTCTGACAACCCGATCCTACCAAAGATTATCGATCCGCAGGAATGGAGCGTAGAAAAGCAGGCAGCTTTTACCCTGGGTGTATGGATGGGAGAGCATCCGAATCTGAACTCAGAGAAAAAGGTTTCGGAAGCGGCCGGCATCGGTCAGGCGACCGTAAATCGCATCCTGAACGTAGAAGGCTCCACCAGTATTGGCGTACTGGCGGCTATCGCGCGGGCGTTCGGCCGCGATGCATATGAGCTGATCCTGCCGCCTGGCAATGCTGGTCTGATTGACTATGACCACCACGAATACGCCAGGCTGCCGCAGGAAGAGAAAAACAAGATCACCGCCTTCATCAAGTTCATCGTCAGCCAGAACCAGTAAACCTCTAATCTACCTGTCACTCCTGCCGGGGGGATAACTTCCCGTGCCTCATACATTTACCATTTTGGTAAACTTTTCCTCGTCACATCTATTGACTAATTCGAAAATTGATCAGATTATTACCTTAACGGTAACAGCAGGGCGTTGGATTACCAGAAACCCACCACCGGGTGGCTTTCTCATACCCCTGATATTTACCAAATGGTAATAGCGAGGTGTGTATGCAATGGCAAATCATTAACGGCTGGTACTGCGTTACAGCATGCGGGCTGATGAGCTGGAAGTTTCGCACGCTGCCGGAAGCAATCAGCTGGGCGTTCGTCAGCAAACTGGCAGCAAAAACGGAAATGGGTATGGGGGTGAGTAAGTGACTGATTTAGCAATTATCGAAATCGCGCCAGACATGGCGCCGGCAATTTACGTTGAAAACGGGCTTGATTCCTTCCTGGAAAAGATCCGCGCCGGAGTAAACGAAGTTCCTGACCTGAGCACTGCAAAGGGCCGGGCTCGTATTGCGTCGCTGGCCGCACAGGTATCACGCAGCAAAACTGCAGTAGAGAAACCAGGCAGGGATTACCTGAAGCGCCTCAAGGAACAGCCGAAAGTGGTTGAAGCCGAATTGCGCCGCTTCGTCACCGAATGCGATCAGCTGCGCGATGAAGTACGCCGACCTCTTACCGAGTGGGAAGAGGCTGAAAAGGCGCGCACCGAAGCACTGCAGCAGCGCCTTGTGGATTTGCGTGCGCTGGCTGACGTGATCGACGCTGCCGGTAACTACCTGCCTTCTGCTGATATTCAGGCGCGCATTCTGGAAGCTAAATCCGTAGCACTGGATGACAGTTGGCAGGAACGCGCAGCAGAGGCGGGAGTGGCTAAAGATTCAGCTATTCAGCAACTGGAAGCGTCGCTGGTAATAGCGCAAAAGCGCGAACATGAAGCCGCTGAGCTTGATCGCCTGCGCAAAGAGGCAGAAGAAAAAGCGCGCCTTGAGCGCGAAGAGAATATCCGCCGTGAAGCCGCTGAACAGGCTAAGCGTGATGCAGAGGCAAAGGCACAGGCTGAAATTGATGCTGCTGCACGCCGTGAATCTGAAGCCAGAGCTGCAACTGAACGCGCAGAGCGCGAAAAAATTGAAGCCCAGCAGAAAGCAGAGCGTGAAGCAAAAGCCGCTGCGGAAAAAGCTGAGCAGGAAAAGAACGCTGCTATCGCAGCGGAGCGCCGCCGTCATGAGGAAGCTGAATCAGCGCGCCTGGCTGAGCAGAAGCGCATTGCGGAAGAAGAAGCGCGCCGGGCCGCTGATAAAGAGCACCGCCGCAGCATCAATCGACAGGCTATCGCAGACCTGATTGAAAGCGGCCTTACGCAGGAAATGGCAGAGAAGGCACTGATCGCCATCGCCAGCGGGAAGGTATCTGCAGTCTCTATCAAGTACTGAGGTGCGTATGAATACTCAGCAGATTAACAACCTGAAAAAAATCATGACCAGCATCGACAGCGACTACCAGCTGAGCCAGATGCACTATGAGCGCCAGGTGGAGCTGATCGACGCGATCAAATACCACCAGCTGCAGAAACCTTTCTACGAACTGGAGCGCAAAGGCGTGCGCACAGAGATTCTGGAAGAACTGATGATGAGCCCGGAATTCGAAGAAGCTCTCGCGGCGTACCAGGCCGCGCTGACCAGCATCATCGCGAAGTGGGATCTGGCTGACCAGCTGGATACGGCGAGGAACGCGGCATGACACCAGGCATTTACTTCGACATCAGCAACGAGGACTACCACGCCGGCGACGGCGTGAGTAAGTCGCAGCTGGATATGGTGGCGCTGAGCCCGGCCCTTCTGCAGTGGCAGAAATCAGCACCGGTCGATACCGAAAAGCTGAAAGCTCTGGATATGGGAACTGCCCTGCACTGCCTGCTTCTGGAACCGGAAGAGTTCGATAAGCGCTTCATCGTGGCGCCGCAGTTCAACCTGAAAACCAACCAAGGGAAAGCAGATCAGGAAGCCTTCCTGAAAGACGTCGAGAACATGGGCATGACGGTAATGGACGCCGAACAGGGCCGGAAGCTGAAACTTATGCGTGATAGCACAATGGCGCACCCGGCAGCGCGCTGGCTGCTTGAGGCGGAAGGATTCTGCGAAGCGTCCCACTACTGGACAGATCCGGAGACTGGCGAACTGTGCCGCATACGCCCGGACAAGCGCCTGAAGAGTCACCCTGTCCTGCTGGACGTGAAGAAGGTTGCCGATATGGAGCGTTTCTCGCGCCACATTGAGGAATTCCGGTACCACGTACAGGACGCGATGTACCGCGAAGGCGCGCAGCAAACCACCGGCGATCCACATGGATTCTTCTTCCTGGCAGTGAGCGAAACCATTGACTGCGGCCGCTACCCGGTGCGGGTGTTCGAACTGGATGCGCAGGACGTGGACACAGGGCATGCGCTCTACCGCCGGGATCTGAATACCTATCACCAGTGCCGAGAAACAGGCGACTGGGGTGGATTTGAAGTTATTAAACGCCCTGAGTGGGCACGTAAACAGGATATGTACGTATGAGCAACGACATCGCAATCACTTCTCAGCCTGGCGCTACCGTCGGCACCGCCGCGGCAATCTTCAGCCCGGAAGGCATCAACCAGTTAGTGCGCTTTGCTGAGCTGATGGCTCAGAGCAGGGTTACTGTTCCGGCGCATCTTGCAGGGAAGCCGGCAGACTGTATGGCTGTAGCAATGCAGGCTGCACAGTGGGGAATGAACCCTTTCGCTGTAGCGCAAAAAACCCACGTCATTAACGGCGCGCTGGGTTATGAAGCGCAGTTGGTAAATGCAGCCATCACCGCAATGGCGCCAACAAAGGATCGCGTTCACTTTGAATGGTTCGGCCCATGGGAAAACGTGATCGGAAAGTTCATCGAAAAAACAAACGACAAAGGGAAAAAGTATCTGGCGGCTGGATGGTCAGCAACGGATGAAAAAGGGTGCGGGGTAAAGGTCTGGGCAACGCTGAAAGGTGAAAGTGAGCCTCGAGTACTGGACCTATTACTTACCCAGGCCCAGGTTCGTAACTCAACTCTATGGGGCAGCGATCCAAAACAACAACTCGCATATCTTGGGGTTAAGCGATGGGCCCGCCTGTATTGTCCTGACGTAATTCTCGGCGTCTACACCCCTGACGAATTGCAGGAAGCAGCACCGCGTGTTGAGCGCGACATTACGCCACCGGCTAGCACCGCTGCGGGGATGAATCAGCTGATCAATTCGCACCCTGATCAGCACCATGAAGAGAAGGCGAAAAAGACTGACGACCGCGCCCCAGAAGACATTCTCTCTGGCTTCTCTTCTGCGGCTATGGCGGCTCGTAACGTTGCAGAACTGGACAAGGCCTACAAATACGCGGCCCACCGCCTGGCTGGTAACCAGGAGTTACTGGACGCTGCCACCGATGTATACGGCATCCGCAAAGACGAACTGAACGAAGTCCCTATGTAATCACCACCGCGGCGCGCCCGGCGCCGCACTGAAAAAAGAGAGGTAACGATGAAAGGTGCATTAGGCAAAAAGGAACTGCTGGCGGTGGTGCCTGTATCGATGAGCACTATCGACCGCATGGAGAAAAACGGGGAGTTCCCTAAGCGTTTCTGGATCACAGACAAGCGCTGTGCCTGGAACAGCGAAGAGATCGAGCGCTGGCTGGACGAACGTCAGCAGAACGGCACAACGGAGTTTGCTGGAAAAAAGCCTCCGGTTGAGCAGCGAGTATTTCGCCCGGTTGGTAACGCGGCGTGACGTCGCTGGCGAGGTACTGGGAAAGGTGGTCAGGATGGTTTCTGTACCTGGCCGCCGTATCCGCCTGGCTGTTCCTGCTGGCGGTCATTTTTCGAGAGGGTTGGATACGATGAATCGGATGGAAAAATACCACGCGGATTATGTCTCGCAGCGCAAAGCGCCACCTCTTGTCGCCGTAACGCCGGCGGCAATGGAGATCGAGCAGCGCGCTATTGCTCGCGAGAACAAAGGCCAGTACCGCCTGGCCGCTCGCCTCTGGCTTGAGTGCATGGATGCGGCCACTGGCGAGGTTGAGCGGGCCCGTATCGCTATACGCCGCGATCAGTGCATTGGCCGCGGGAACCGGCTTCGCCAGGGATGCTATGCCGGGATCTGCGCCACCGCAGGGGTGATTTATGACTAACCCACACGACAGCATTCGCGTAGGCAGTATCACGCTGGTTTATTCGTCCGTACGCCGTGGATGGCTGGCGCCCGGCGGCCAGGTTATCCAGAACCCGCTGAAGGCTCAGCGCCTGGCGGAGCAACTGAATAGCAAGAAGGTGTCAGCATGAGCGGAAAATACACCCTGATCTATGCGGATCCGCCATGGGCGTACCGCGACAAGGCAGCCGACGGTGATCGCGGCGCCGGTTTCAAGTATCCAGTGATGAATGTTCTGGATATCTGCCGGCTGCCCGTATGGGAGCTCGCCGCCGAAGATTGCCTTCTGGCTATGTGGTGGGTACCGACTCAGCCGGTAGAGGCGCTGAAAGTCATGGAGGCCTGGGGATTCCGCCTGATGACCATGAAGGGATTCACCTGGCACAAGACGAACAAGCATAAAGGGAACAGTGCGATCGGCATGGGACATATGACCCGGGCGAACAGCGAAGACTGCCTGTTTGCGGTGCGCGGGAAACTACCGGCTCGCATGGACGCCTCGATCTGCCAGCACGTCACGGCGCCGCGCCTGGAGAACTCGCGCAAACCGGACATTATCCGCGAGAAACTGGTGCAGCTGCTTGGCGATGTCCCGCGCATTGAGCTCTTTGCCCGCCAGTCGTCTCACGGTTTCGACGTGTGGGGTAACCAATGCACGGCGCCGGCGGTTGAGTTGCTGCCAGGCTGCGCAGTGCCGGTAGTGAAGACGGAGGCCGCATGAACATTGCCGAAGAGGCCTCGCTGATACGACAACTCGAAGAGGCTCGCGCCATTATCAACCAGAGGAATGGTGAGATCATTCACCTGCAGCGAGAAGCTGCGCGCTACCGAGAGCAGCGGGATTCTGCAAATGCGATGGTTAAGTTCCTGCACGGGCTCTTTGAGAATTCTTCGAAGGCGACACAATGAGCCGCCTCCGGGCGGACTATTGTTCATTCATCCACTTTTCAAATGCAGACGGGGAGAACGGCACCAGGTCGTAATGCTCCCCGTTTATCCATGCATCAACCATATTTGCCCACTGCTGCAGCATGTAGGCCCGCTGCCGGGAATACTCTGCCTTGTTGTAAACGGCCCTCACGCCCTTCTGTTCATGCGCCAGCGCCTTCTCTATCCAGTCTGACGGGAATCCCGCTTCATGCAAAAGCGTGCTCGCTGTGCGCCGCAGGTCGTGCACTGTTAGAGGTTGCAGGTTCTCCCCGGCATCCGCTGCCGCAGCAACCGCGCGATCGATGACTGAGTTCAGAGCAGCATTGGATAACGGCTTACTGGTGCTGTAACGCCCGGGCAGAAGATAGTCACTCCCGCCTGCGCACATCTGCAGTCCTACCATCAGATCCTGCGCCTGAGGCGGCAGGTAGATGACATGCGACCGGCTCCCCTTCATCCTGTCAGATGGGATCGTCCAGGTTCCTTTGCTGAAATCCACCTCTTTCCACGTCGCCATGATGAACTCGGTTTTGCGCACCATCGTGATCAGGATGAGCTTCACAGCCAGTTTTAAGGTTGGCAAAGTGCTGACGGTATCGAGAGATCTGAACAGCACGCCGATTTCTTCCGGCTGCAGGCAACGGTCACGCGGTTTAAACATGGCGATCGCCGAAGGTTTGATATCTGCGGCCGGGTTAAATAACCCGTGCCCGCGGTCATTGGCGTACCGGTAAACGCTGCTGATGATTTCACGCGCCTGCACCGCCGTCGCGCGGCCGCCGCGCTCGACTATCCGATCGCAAAGATCACGTACCATAGGGGTCGTTATCTCAGACATCATTTTGTTTCCGAGAACAGGCAAAATATCCCGGTCGATTACTGATTGCTTCATAGCCCGCGTGCTGTCAGCCAGGACCACATGTTTCATGTAGGCGTCGGTATGTACCGTAAATGTTTCGGCGCCGCGGATCCGTTTGATACCGTCACGCTTCGCCGCAGCCGGCGACTGGCCTGCGTTCAGCAGCTTTTTAGCCGCTATCAGTTCATCCCTGGCTTCAGCCAGCGTGATACCGTCACGACCATACTGACCGATAACCAGCGTCTCCCGGCGGCCGTTGATGCGGTAATCGTAACGAAACGAGATGGTGCCTGAGATCAGCACGGCTACATACAACCCGTCGCGATCGGAGACCTTGTACATTTTGCTCTGCGGTTTCAGGTTTTTGAGTTTGGTATCGGTAAGCAC